GTGCCGACAATGTTGTTGACCTTGGAGCATCAGCGCTTCAGTACAAGGACATTTACATTAATGGCGCTGCTTACATCGACCAACTCGGTGAAGCTCTTGACGCTAACAGCCAGAACATTACTGGTGTCAACAACCTAGCTGCTACCACAATTGGTGTCGGCGGTGCTTCGGCATCCGGCGATGTTGCTCTTGCACTTCCATCTGGTAAAGACGTTAAAGCTCGCTCTTTCGTCACTTACTCGGAAAGAAGCCTCAAGACTAACATTCAACCAATGAATGACGCTATTGACACTGTTAAAAAGATGCAAGGTGTTACCTACGATCTTAAGAACAGTGGAAAGAACGAAGTCGGTTTCATCGCTGATGAAATGGCTCAAGTTGTTCCAGAAATCGTTTCCTTCAAGGAAGACGGTACTGCTGCTGGTCTTGACTACGGTCGCTTAACTTCGGTTCTTGTTGAGGCTATTAAAGCACAGCAAGTTCAAATCGAAGACTTGATGAGCAAACTCAACAAGTAAATAAAATAACCTTTTAGGTTTTTTTGCCGGTCCTCTCCTCGCGAGGGGATCGGCTTTTCTTTTACATTAATAAGAAAGTGTGCTATATTTACAGTATGGCCAACAATAAAGACTGGAACTATGTTGCAAAGCTTGAAAAAGCCATAGAACAGAAGTACGGGAAGGAAGCAGTTCAGAATCCTAACTCTAGCTGGGACGATGCTAAAGAGAAAGAATACCTAGAACAGCTTAAGAAATTGGCTGATAAAGATATCATTATCGAGCAACAGCAAGAAATGATTGAAGTTGATGGGTTTTTAGTTCCTAAAAAACTACTTAATAGAGATAAGGATAAAAACTGTCCGGTTTGTGACGGTTACTTAAAAACAATTAAAGACGATATCTATATGGCAAAGCATGAGTGTTGCGAATCTTGTTTCATTCAGTATGTCGAAGATAGAGAAGAAAGATGGCTAACTGGCTGGAGGCCCAACAATGAAAATTAAAAAATCAAGACTTAAACAAATTATTAAAGAAGAGTTAGATAATCTATCATTCGATACCGATGAAGAAGAAATCGATCTCAATGAGCCTATGTTCCGTCTTCGCGATGAGATCCAAGACGCAGTAAGAGATGCAATGAGGGCCATCGCCATTAGAGAGTTAAAAGGAAGAGTCAGCCAAGATAAACTAGCATCAACAGTCCAAGAGATCGAGGCCGAGTTTGAAATACCCTTGATGGACGCCTTAACACCAATGGCAAAAGGTCTTATGGACGAAATAGCCACCGCAAAAGGAAATTAAACAATGTCAGAGAAAACACTAACCATTATCCGAGGACTAGCTCAGGCAGCAGCAGGAGCATATGACGGAGCCAAAGATTCAGAAGGCAAGCCAGTGGAACTTGGCTTGAAAAGAGAAGATGGAAACATTATTGTAGATTCCCGTGTTATTGATGGGTTTAAGTGCCGCTTTGCTGGCCCTATTATGATTGTTTCTTATCAGTCCGATATTCAACTCAAAGATGTGTACAGTGGAAATTTCGAAAACGATATTGAATCTACGTTTGGTGATATCATTAAGCACATCAAAAAAGAATACAAGAAGATCACTGGTAAGGCTTGTAACCTAAAGGCGCAAGGAGAGGCCGATATCCTAGTTCAAGAAACGTCTAGGATTAGAGTCTTTGTGACGGCCCATAAAAATTATTTGATTGGCGACTTGGCTGATGTAAAAGATCCAGAAAAGGTTTTGTCCGAAAGGTTTGAGTCCAAATTTAGAACATTCCTTGATTTGTAAACTATGGCTTATAGCTTAACAAGAGAAGAAATTCTAAAAGAACTTGTTAAATGTGGCAAAAATCCGGCATATTTTATCAACAACTATGCCAAGATTTCACACCCACTGAAGGGTCTAATACCGTTTAAAATGTATCCTTTTCAGGAGCAGCTTGTAAACGATTTTAATGATCATCGTTTTAACATTATCTTGAAAGCTCGACAGCTAGGTATATCAACCGTTTCAGCGGCTTATATTGCCTGGATGATGATGTTTCATCGAGATAAGAATGTGTTGGTTATTGCTACGAAGTTTGGCACGGCTGCCAATCTTGTCAAAAAAGTTAAAGCTATCCATCGCAATTTACCTGATTGGATGCGTATTGCCAAGATCGCAATTGACAATAGGACGTCTTTTGAATTGTCCAACGGCTCACAAATCAAAGCCTCTTCGACATCATCGGATGCTGGACGTTCGGAAGCCTTGTCTCTTCTCGTTATTGACGAGGCAGCACACGTTGAAGGACTTGATGAGTTATGGACTGGCCTTTACCCTACGTTGTCAACTGGTGGCCGCTGTATAGCCCTTTCGACACCAAATGGCTGCGGTAATTGGTTCCACCAGACGTATATTGATTCTGAGGAAAATCGCAATGATTTTTATCAAACACGGCTCCCTTGGGATGTCCACCCTGAAAGAGATATAACTTGGTTCGATAAAGAAACAAAAAATATGTCTCGGACTCAAATCGCCCAAGAGCTTGAGTGCAATTTCAATATGTCAGGCGAAACCGTCTTCCACCCGGAAGATATGGAAAAATTAAAAGCGTTTGTTAAAGAACCAAAGTATCGCACCGGATTCGATCGCAATTTTTGGATTTGGGAAGAATACCAAGAAGGCTTTACTTATATGGTTTCGGCTGACGTCGCTCGTGGAGATGGCAAAGATTATTCCACATTTCATATTTTTAAAATTGAAACAATGGAGGTCGTAGGGGAATATCAAGGCAAGCTAACCCCGGATATGTTCGCCCGAATGCTTCTAGACGTTGGCCGTCAATATGGCGAGTGTATGGTCGTGGTCGAAAACAACACCATTGGATGGACAGTGTTAGATAAAATCCAAGAATCAGGGTATCCTAATCTGTTTTATTCCTACAAATCTTCTCACGACTATGTAGATCCTTTAACTGCTGAAACAAAAAACAACACTGTTATGGGTTTTTCGATGACATCTAAGACAAGACCATTAGTTGTTGCAAAATTAGAAGAATTCGTTAGAAATAAACTAGTTACAGTGTATTCTAAGCGATTACTTAATGAAATGGAGACTTTTATTTGGCACAATGGCAAGCCCCAAGCTATGAAAAAGTACAATGATGATTTAATCATGGCTTTTGCAATTGGGTGTTGGGTCAAAGACACAGTATATACAACAAACCAAAGAGACGCAGAATATAGAAAAGCGTTTCTTTCTACAATGGCAAAATCATCATCAGAACTGAACACTTCTATCTCAGGTATGGTAGGATACAAGGTAAATAAGAAGACGCAGCAAATCGAACAAAACAAAGAATTCATCTGGCTTCTCAAGGGTTAACATAAATGGCAAAAAATCAGAACTACAATCCACGCAATCCCAAAAACTCTCTTTATCGCAAACTTACGCGCCTTTTATCTGGGCCACTAGCTGATTACAAGCAGCAACAGCCCAGACAGTTAAAGAGACGACAACTTAACAAATACAATTTTCAATCGTCCAGCGGCCAATCTTTTAAGCGCGGCCAATATAATCCTTATGAGTTTTTAACTCCTAACTTTATGTCGAATCAAAATCGTGCCGAGAGGTATGCCGATTTTGATCAAATGGAATACACACCAGAGATTGCTTCAGCGCTAGACATCTATGCTGATGAAATGACTACATCGACACCAATCAACCCTTTATTGGGGATCAAGTGTCGAAATGAAGAAATAAAATTAGTTCTTGAGCACTTGTACCATGAAGTTTTAAACATTGATTTTAACTTGTTTGGATGGTGCCGAACAATGTGTAAGTATGGTGATTTCTTCCTGTACTTGGACATCGATGACAAAGAAGGCGTGCAATACGCCGTTGGCTTACCTTCTAGCGAAGTTGAAAGATTAGAGGGCCAAGATAAAACAAACCCTAACTACGTCACTTACCAATGGAACTCAGGCGGAATCACCTTTGAGAATTGGCAATTGGCTCACTTTCGTATTCTAGGCAACGACAAATACGCCCCCTATGGGACCTCGATCCTCGATGCTGCCCGTAGGATCTGGCGTCAGTTGACGTTGCTAGAAGATGCGATGATGTCTTATCGTATCGTCCGATCACCCGAACGACGAGTTTTTTATGTTGATGTCGGAAACATCCCGCCAGAAGACGTTGAACAATATATGCAAAAGGTTATGACTCAGATGAAGCGTAACCAAGTTGTGGATGCTGACAATGGCCGCGTGGACCTGCGCTACAATCCAATGAGCGTTGAGGAAGATTATTTCATCCCCCAGCGAGGAAATCAATCCACTCGTGTCGAATCTCTTCCTGGCGGAACGTATACGGGCGACATCGATGATGTTAAGTACCTAAGAGATAAACTCTTCTCAGCCCTT